ACTCCTGCAATTTATGTAAGAGGTGACAGAAGAGTTGCTATCAATACATCAGCAATATCTGGTGTTGACTCTGAATCAAACACAACTAGAAGTTACTACTTGAATGTTCAAGGTGACATGAACATTAACGGACAGTTGTTCCAGAACAACTCTGAGTTCGTAACATCTAGATGGACAGAAGCAAGTAACGGTAATGACATTTATAGATTGTCAAGAGTTGGTATTAACAGAACTAATCCAACATATCAGTTACATATTTCTGGAGATACTAACATAGAGAACGGTGCTCTATACGCCAATGGTGTTAAACAGTGGATCGACTCTTATGGTATATTCAAGTCAAACAGTAACACTGTTGCTGAAAATATAACAATTCCTGCAAACATTAACTGTATTAGTGCAGGACCTATCACCATTGCTAACGGTTATACAGTCACTATAAATAGTGGTGGTAACTGGGCTATTGTATAAAGGAATCGAAAGATGGCAGGTATTTTAAAAGTAGATCAGATCCAAAACACCGCTGGTGTTAATATTATGGATTTGCAAAATGATGAGATAAGAGTGTGGAATGGCAGTGGATATTCATCCATGGCAACTCCTGGTGCTTTGATAAGCATTCAAACATTTACTTCTCAAGATGGTACATGGAACTCTAAGTCAACCTCTGGTGGATCAGGAACTTGGACTAAACCTAATGGTTGTGGTCATGTTCTTGTATATTGTACAGGTGGTGGCGGTGGAGCAAGAGTTAATGACAACTCTTACCGTGGTGCTGGTGGCGGTGGTGGAGCAACTGCTATTAAATACATTGATGTTTCTAGTGTAAACTCTGTCAACTACACATATGGTGGTGGTGGAGGATATGCTCGTAACGGTGGTAGAGGTGGAACTGGAGGAACTTCATCCTTTGGTTCTTATGTAACTGCTAGTGGTGGACAAGGTGGTCAAACAGATAACCCATATCAGGGAGGTCCTGGTGGATCAGCATCTGGTGGTGACATTAACTTACCTGGCGGTGGTGGTGAAATGGCACACGGAGCAGACAGAGAAGGTGGTGCAGGATCTAGTTTCTGGCACAAACCTGGTGGTTCACATCACTATGCCAATAACCAAGAAGAGATTACTCATGGACAATGGGGATCTGGAGGAGGTTACGGTTACTATTCACAAAACGGTTTTGCACACAATAACAGTTATGGTGGTGCAGGCTGTATTATCGTTTATAATTACACATAATCATGCATCAATCACTAATTAACAAATATACTGGCGAGATCATACAAATCGTAAAAGGTGGTTCTGATGCCAGATTTGAAGTTCATGAAGATTTCATGTGGGCAGATGGTCCTTATGAAATTGAAAAAGGGTGTGAAGCACCTGAGTATCATTACAACTTAGGAACTGGTCAGATCGAGAAAAAAGAACTACCAGTGCCTCCTTACGATCTTGAAAGAAGAATTAAATATGATATGTTTGCAGAGCAATTAGACATGCTTTGGCATGACATTGATGAAGGTCGTTTGCCAGGTAAAGAAACATCAAAATGGTATGCTCATATTAAAGCTGTTAAAGAAGAGCATCCAAAACCATAAATACAATTATAGGAAAGTAGTGTAACCATGTCTCAGTTAACAGTTGGAACAGTTCTTACAGGAAATGCGAGTTTAACGACGCAAGGTCTTAAGCTGCCATCTTTTAATAACTCGAATAGACCAGCATCACCAAACGTAGGTCAGTTAATCTTCAATACATCTGAAGGTAAAGCACAGATCTGGAATGGATCTGATTGGGATGAAGTTGGTGGTGGTATTCCAGAACCAGCTGATGTAACTAGAGGTTCTTATCTAGTATCTGATGGAAGTAACGGTGTTTTCTGGGCGTATCCTGGTCAGACTGTTGCATCTGCTCCTCTTACAGGATTCAGATATAGAAGTTTGATAACACACGGTTATCTGGTGGCGGGGTATAAAGGATCTAATCCTTGGAGAACGGTTAATAAAACATGGCATGCAAATGATATTACTTTCTATTGTGGAGAACAATTAACTAGAGCACTTACTTATGCTGACTGTACATGGAGTGATTACTTCGGGTATGGTCATGGTTGCGTTAACTCATTCACTGGATCTTCTAACTTTACAGACTCGATCAACCTACACACAGGTATGAGACGAATGTTTGGTACTACAGGATCAAACCCAGGCGGTGGTACTTACTCTCCAACCTCACCATATGGTTGGGAAGGAGACGATCCTAGAGGAGTTATGGGATATACAACTGTTGGTGGTTGGAATATGCCAGTTAACCGAGATAGAAACTCAACTGCTACTGCACAGGTACAACAGTTTGGTTACAACTTAGGTGGAGGTAACTCTGCTGTAGGTAAACTTCACTACTCATCTGAGATCATGTATCAGGTAGGTAACTCACCATCTGGTAATGACCACACTGCATCTTGTGGTGATGAGAATAGATCTTGGGTATCCTTCCGTGGTAGTAGATACTACGTCAATCATTCTAACGATAGTTGGGCTGGTTGGTCATCTAACATGGCTCCTGACGGAGTTTGTAAACCACTTCCTTCTAAGTATGGTCACTTCTACTGTGGAACTGGTAATAATGTTACATCACCTTGGACTAAATACAGTGGATCATCTGGAGCTGGTCTTAAGAACGGAACTAAAGTTCGTGCTTATGGTGAAGAAAACATGATGATGGGACAAGACAAAGGATACATGATGGGACAATATGATGGTCAGCAGAACAACCATACAACTAAGTGGGATTACTCCACTGACGTTGAAACAAATATGCCAGCTGCTACTAGACCAAAAGGACATTATGGAACATCTTCTGGTGGTTGCTGTTCAGCATCCGCTTCTGTAACTGCTAAACGAGCACAATAATGAGATACTTAATCGTCAACGAAAAAGAAATCAATCCAGAACAGTTTGTAAACATGACTGCTTCTGGAGATACCAGACTGCACTACAGCGAAATGTTTTCGTTGATGCACTTCTCATGTGTAGAGGTCAGTGAAACAGTTTTCCAAACTATATCTAAAGAATGGGAACACAAATACTTAGAAGTTACAAAAGCACAGGCATATAACGGATCAAACTTCTTCTCAGAAATTAGACCATATGGTAAAGTTGCTGCGTCAGTTGATTCAGCTGGTTATGCATGGACTCCTGCTAACCCAGTTTTAAAAGTTCCTATCGAACTCACAGATGCAATTAAGAAAGAAGTTGTAGACTTCATGATATATTTTGCAAAAGAAATTATTGAAGATGAATACAACACACGTCTTAAGAATCTTAAGAACACTACAGATCTAGAAGTAGCATCTTGGGAAATCCAAAAACATGAAGCAAGAGAATGGTTAGAAAATAAAGGACTAGGTGGTAGTAAAACTCCTTTCTTAGACTACCTATCTGCTGAAAGACATATTGACAAAGACACTCTTTCAAATAAGATACTTACAAATGCAGAAGCATGGGAAGATAAACTATCCACAATGCTTGTAGAGTATCAAATCCTGATAAAGAAGTTTGAAAGTTGCTCTGAAATTTGGGACCTAAATATATTATATGAAGATCACATTGGTATCATGTTGCCTCAAAAGCAAGCAATTGAGATGGGCAGAACAAAATCTGATACTGACTGGGATCGCAAACCAGAGTATGAGGTAGAACCCTATGTCTTTAAATTCTGACGCTAATTTTTCAGATATAATTGCAGACGTAAAAAATATAATAAGTTCAGACACAAACGAAATACATTTATCAAAGTCATTTGTAGACGAGTTCGCACTCACTAAAAAAGACTTTGATGTCTTGTCTGCATCTATGCGTTTTGATAGTGGTATGACAGAGTATGAGTGTGAGCACTTTGTTGCTGACCCTCAATTAACTCCATGGAGAAAAGTCCGTCAAGCATTGATGGAACTAGAAACTAGATATCATGCATACATGGAGAATAGAAATAGTCTTAGAAAGGCAGAGATTCTTAGAAAAAGATTGAACAGGGACATGCCATTGCTTCCTGACGAACTTGATAGAGAGTTGATGCAAATTGATATGGAAAAAAATGATTATGATATTGGTATTTGGAAAAGGAAACTCAGGCAATCTGAACTAGAGTTAAAGTATTTCTTAAATGTTGTTGACAAATATGTTGACGACGAGCATCCTTTAGAGTATTATTGTCAAGAGAATCATCAGGAAGTAAGAATGTATTGGATTGCTCGTATGGGCAAACAAGCTGCAATGGATATTATTTCTTATGGTAGAATTGGTTCTGGTAACATGACTACAATCATGGATATGCCAGAGGAAGATCAGGTAGAAACACTTGGTGTTGCTGTTCAGTATTCTGGTATGATTGGTGGTGGTATTGACAAACTAAATAAAATGATCGCACCTAAGTTACAAGCACAGTTGGCACAGGATGGTATAGTAATGCCTAAACTGTTAGAACATAAATATAGTGGACAGGGTGAAAACCAATACAAATTACAAGGGGACAATGGATAGATTTTTTAATCCAACAAGTAGACATCTTGATCTATTACCTGTAATTCATCATGCTATATGGCAAAGGTATGAATTAGGGGATACAAGTGGCGACACTGTTACATATCCACAATTGGATGAAGTAAAGTTGAAACAATTAGCAGAAGTACACAAGGATATCTTAGTAGATAAACCTGGTGAAGAACATTTATATATGGAAGCAGTGATCGTAGATTATGGCAAGTTTCTCGCTACCTCTTAATACTAAATTACCTGAGGATTTTGTAGTAAACCAATTTATTCCTTTTCTAAAAGAACATAAGGAATTTATCTACGATATCTATTTTACTTGTCGTATGCCACCCTTCACGCAAGATGCGATGGGTGACGTAATTGATGGTGACATCAGAGAGACAACTTTAAATGCTATGTTTGTATCACAGGAAACTGGGATACCTTTGTCTGCAACATTTAATAATATCCAAGTTCCACCTACACAAGAGAACTTGGATATTTTTATTGAGAATTTTAGATTCTTGTATGACAATGGTGTTCGTATAGTTACCCTACCACATACAACATGGATGTTGACTGGGCAGATACAGAGAGAGTTTCCAGAATTAAAAGTAAAGAATACTATACTTAGAGAAGTTACTAGACCAAATGAAATTGTAAATCTTGCAAAGGCAGGATTCTATTATATTAATCTAGACAGAGATCTTATGCGTGATAGAGATTCTCTACTTAGAATTAAGAAAGCAAAAGAATATTGTGCATCTATAGGTAAACCTGTCAAGATATCATTACTTTCTAATGAGTGGTGTTGGGGTGGATGCCCTATCATGCCAGAGCATTACCATTATAATATGGTGAGAGAGAAAGATGATCCACAATATTTTAATGATAGTATTAGTAGAGTATCTTGTTCTACATGGGATGAGAAAGATCCTGCTGCATCATTGAAAGCAGCAACTATACCTCCATGGAGAGAAGACTGGGAAGAATTTATTGATCTTGGTATAGATGTATTCAAGATGCATGGTAGAGAAAATGCTATGCGTCTCTATGAGAGTATGTCTATTATTAATAGATGGAAAACTAACGAAGAACTTTTACATCCACAGTTCAATGAATATATTGAAGACGTTTCTTTAGAAGAGAGACCAATTGATATATGGAGAGAAAAAATAAAGACATGTAAGTTTGACTGTTGGGATTGTAATTACTGTGATTCTGTTGTTCAATCTAGAATGAAAAAGAACGACAGACATTTTGATGATGATATTAAATTAGTATTAGAATCTATTGATAAGGCATCAAGGAGAGAAAGTAATTTTATAGAGGAAGGATATAAGTATGAAGGTCTGTCATCTAATATAGTAAGACATTTTTTAAATAATTTATTATCTAAACCTGATGCAATCTACATGGAGTTAGGAGTTCATGCTGGTAGTACATTCTATGCTGCTACTATGAATAGAGATGTAGAATCATTTGCTATAGATAATTATTCTGAGAAAGAGATATCACCTTTTAGAGATGAAGTAGAGGTAGAAGGGTATGAAGATCCTAAGAAAATATTTTGGGCAGGACTACAAGAGAAACAATATTTTTGTGCTAAGACAATTCAAGATCTAACTCCTAGAGATTTACACAAACAACCTAATGTAATTTTCTATGATGCAGACCACGATCCACAAGCTCAGTATGATAATCTTACATTCTTAATTCCTGCATTTGCAGACAAGTTTATTCTTGTTGTTGACGATGCAAACTTTATGGGTGTTGTGCAATCATCTGAGTTCTGGATAAAAGAACATAAACTCAATTTATTATTTGAGAGAAAAATACTAACTAAAGTTCCAGAAGATCCTAATGGTTGGTGGAATGGTATACATGTTATGGTATTACAAAAATGAATTCATTTAAACATCAATATATGGTAGTTCATCTTGATGATGATTTCTTTCCACAATTAGAAAAAGCAATAAAACCATATCAAGATTATGAATCAGGTAAGACAGATCAATGGGATGGTAACAAATATCAAGCAAAAGATAATAAAGATAGAAGTTCAAAGTTATGCTGGATAGACAATGATGAAGTCTATGCAATGATGGATGGTCTTGTGCATTTTGCTAATACAAAATGTGACTGGAATTTAGATGTAAATTTTATGGAACCTTTACAACGTACAAAATATGATGTAGGTGATTTCTATGATTGGCATTGTGATGAGATGGGTTGGACAAAAGGTAAAAGACCTAACAATAGGATACGTAAAATAAGTTTTACAGTTATGTTAAATGATGATTTTGAAGGTGGTGAATTTGAGATACAGACAACTGAAAAAAATGTGGTACAATTAAAGAAGAAAGATGTTATAATATTTCATGCTGATACTCCACATAGAGTTAAACCAGTGACTAAAGGTGTTAGACATTCTCTTGTTGGGTGGACACAAGGACCTGCATATAAATGAGATTTATAAAAGAATATACATTGAGTGATCTTAGTATATGTGATCGTCTCATAGATCTATACAAAGACGCCGATAAAATAGATTTGACTTATGCTGGTCGTGTAGGTGGTGGGAGTGTCATGCCTGAGGTTAAAAAGAGTAGAGATTTTTTTATTGAAGACGCAGGTCCTCTAGGAGAACCTAGTGATTATAAATTTGATTTATACCAAGAAGAGTTAAATGGATTTATTGATAATTACTTGAACTCTTTGACTATTCATAATCAAGAATTTGTAATGCAAAGACTACCACAGATTCAATACTATAAACCAGGTGATGGTTTTTATACTTGGCATGTGGATGCATCAGGATCTGATGGGTGTGATAGAGCATTTGTATACATCACATATCTAAATGATGTTCCTAATGGAGGAACTGAATTCTTTTATCAGGAATATACTGTAGAAGCAAAGAAAGGAAAAACATTAATTTTTCCTGCTGGATTGACACATAAACATAGAGGTGTGATTTCAGAAGAACATGACAAATATATTATAACTGGATGGCTTTGGTGGGTATGAAAATTATAAAGAACTTTTTACCTAAACAATTACTTGATGCATGTGTAGACGACTTTAGATCTAAGTTAAACACTGACTGCTGGTCTTCTAGTAACTTTGCATGGAAACCATTTTTAAGACAAGGTGTTCATGGATCAACTATTGCTACTGCTATTCCTAAAGTATTCAGTGATGAAATATCAAAACATTTAAAACCACATGCACCAGAGTTTAAAGAGTTGACATGTAGATATAATGTATGGCAACCAGGTGCTGGTATTGGAGTACACTCTGACACTCATCATTTGTTTGGTGCAACA